GGTCATACATGGTGTTCTGAAAAGATTTTAAGGGCAGCCATAAGTAATAATATATACGAATGTTGCAATAAGGTTGATTGGCTATTAGAAAATAATGACTTTCTTCATATTGATAATGGTCGAATTGGTCTGAAATATTATTACGATATTGAGATGCAGATTTATCATTTGATTCTGAATAAATCTAAAATTGAAACAACAATCAATATTTCTGATGAAGCGATTGATAAAGCAATTAAACATGCGGAAGAAGAACAAGGATTTGATTATGTAGTAGAACAGTTAGACACGATTCATAAGAGCTTACATAGAACTGTTAGTTTGATAACTGGAAAAGCAGGAACTGGTAAAACATCAATAATGCGAGCAATTGTTAAAGCTTATATGGAGAATAATTATATGATGACAGCTTCAGCACTATCAGCAATGGCAGCCCAAAGGATTACAGAAGCAACAGAATTTCCTGCAATGACTATTCATAGAACACTTGGATGTCAAGGCTTAAATGATTTTACATACAATAAGGACAATCATTTAATTACAGATGTTGCATTTCTCGATGAGGGAAGTATGGTTAATGCCAGTTTGTTTTTACATTGGCTTGAAGCAATTGGAGATAATACAAGAATTATTATTTCAGGAGATCATAAACAGTTACCACCTATCGGATTTGGCAATGTGTTCTCAGATTTAATTGAAATGTTCGATGAATCAGTTGTGAGTAAGTTAGTAAAACCTATGAGACAGGCTGAAAAATCAGGCATTCTTGTTGATGCAAATAAGATTCGTGAGAATATAAATCCTATATCTGAGAAGTTACAGCCACGAATTATTCATGGTGAGTTACAGGATATGTATTATATGTTCCGTACAAATCGACAGTCATTATTCAATATTGCTGTTAAGACATTTATTAAATCTGTTGAATCAGATGGAATCGACAATGTGGTTATTGCAGTACCTCGTAGAAAAGATTGTTTGAATAGTACCAATGAAATTAACAAGGTTATTCAAAATGAATTACTTGGTGATGTTTTAGAGAGTATTGAAGGTTTTGATACAACTTTCAAACTTGGTGCAAAAGTCATGCAAACAGTTAATGATTATGACAAAAATGTATTTAATGGCGAGATTGGTTATGTGACAAAAATCAGTGAAAGATATGATGGTAAGAAAAAAGAAGAGTATTGTGAAGTAACTTACACTGATATTTTTGGAAAAGACAAAATCATTGAATATACAAAGAAAGAGTTAGCTGCTTTGGATCTTGCTTATGCTATGACAGTACATAAATTACAGGGTGCTGGTCGAAAGACAGTAATTGGTATTATTGATAATACACATCATCAACTTCTTGATAACTGTATGCTTTACACATTGTTAACTAGAGCAAAGAAGAGATGTTTGTTATTAGCTGAACCAGAAGCATTTTTACAGTGTATTAGAACAAGTCATAACAATAGAAATACTTGGATGATGTTAGAACAGAGAATAATACAGTAGAGGATTTCTGGAATACCCATAAATAGGGCGTTTCAGAGACTCAAAAAGCCAATGAAAGACGGATTTCTCGTCCGTCATTTATATGAAATGAAAGAGAGGTATAAATATGGTTTATGGAGTATTTGGTGGTTGTTATAGTGACTGGTATGTAGTTGGATATTTCACCAATCGTCAAGATGCGGATAAGTATTGCTGTTTATGTGGGGATGGTGACTATTATGTAAAGCCATTAAAAGATTTAACTGATGAAAAAGATTTATCAAAAGTATCATTAAAATACTGTCATGAAGTTTTATTTGATTGTAAAGATGATGGAAACAGATGGGTTATGAGAGAAGAACCTGAAAGGTACAATTGCTATATTGATAATGATTTAAGATGTAATAGCGTAAGACAAGGAGCACTATGTAGAAATAATTGGGTGTGTTTTAGTATAAATATTGACCATGATGATAGAAAATTAGCAGAAAAAATTGCTCAAGACTATTTAGCTGAACTTCGTTCTTATGGCGATGGAAAAATTTACGAAAAGAATATTAAATTGATGAATGATAAATTTGTAGCACCATTTAAAGAAAAAGAGAGAATAAGAAAAGAAGAAGAAATTAAACAAAAAGAACTCGCAGAATTAGAAAGATTAAAAGCTAAATACGAAACAAAATAAACGACAGTTTCTTGCGAAAATTAGGAGGTAGGATATGCTAGATGAATTTCTCAATGAAATAAAAGAACTGCAAAGATATAAAGAAAAATATCTATACGCAAAAGAAGACAAGCAGCGTATGTCGGATTTGTTATATGAATACATGATAAAAGAATATGACAATATGTCGAAGCAAGAGAGAATATCAAAATATGAAGAAGAATGTTGCAGGCATTGTAGATATAGAGGTTATTGTGAATTCGATTTTCCTGAAAATATTTATGAGCCAGTTCGGAGCGATAAAGCATGGATTCCGGGTAGAAAGACCTGTGGTAGATTTGAGGTGTCTTAAATATATTAGAAATTTGGAGGAATAAATGGAAATTTTAGGAAACAATTTATATAAATTTTTCAGCAGGATAGATCCTACAGGTAAATACGCAGATATTACTTACGCAAGCACAAACTATGAAGTGTGGAAAGTATCAGAAGAATTATTTAAAAATATGTGCGATATGCCAGAAGAAAACTTTGTTAGATTAGCCGGCGAGGATGCATGGTGGAGACAATGTGATGGTAGTGTACTTGGTGTCCCTGATACAAAATTTAAAGTAAATGGTAAATATATAATTGGATGGGATACACCAATTTATGCAAGTAAAATAGGTTACAAGTATGAAAATTTAACTGATTATCTTTGTAACTGTTTAGGTGTTTCTTCTGCTAAGAATATATGTGCTTGTTGTGTGGATCTTGCTAAATATAACAACATGACTATGGCAGAACTGTTTGAAAAGTATGGAGAATAAATAATCAGCAGGAGGTGATTATTATAGAATGGTACGTTTATTATCATGATTCCAATGCACAAAAAATTATTAAATGGAACATATTCAATCATGGAAGTTTTAAAAAAGAAGTTGATGTGCTTTTAAAAGAAAAAATAGATAAGGATGATTTCTCTGAAAAATTAAAAAGAGAAGTGATGTATTATTTTTGGTCTAAGTGTGAATATGAAATAATTTTATCACCTTGGACTGGACGAGCAGACGATATTAAGGTTGATATTTATGACCAAATAATGATGAATTTTGACAGGTTTGTTGATTATTGTTGGTTATTCAAGTCAGAAAAACTTTGAAAATAAGGCGAAATTTGAGATGAAATTTCCAAGTAAATTGGACTTTCATTAGAATTAGAAAAATAGGAGGAAAAAATTTGAAAGCAACAGTAACAAGTATTACAGGATTTTATGGGGCATTCGTTTCAATGTTTATGAGCAAAAGAACTTGGACACCTGAATTAGACAAAGAGATCAAAGAAGTTTGTGATTCTGTATTGGATAACAATGGAAGACTGCGTGAAGAGCAGGATAGTGAAAATCTCGAAAAGTTTAATAAACGGCTTGGTATGCTACTTCGTATGGGTAAAAAACATATTACAGTTCTTAGATTTTTAGATATTGAAATTATGACAGAGGGGATGCATAGGGCTGGGCAGGACGATCTTGATAGCCACGCACGTAGATTTGAGAATCGAATTATTAGAAGCAGTACAAGATTAGCAACTTTCGCAGATGGGGAAGTGTCTGATTTTTATAAAGATAAAGTCCTTACAGATGGACAGGCATGCAAGAGTTTAGGATATGAACTGCCAAATGAGATTGAATACGAAGGAAAAACATATGTTAAATCCACAAATGGTTATGTATTAAAAGAATACGAGAATAACAAGGACGTAAAACGTGGTCTATATATATTAGGAATTCCAAGTAATTTTATCTCAAAGATTAATTTGTGTGAATGGGGACATGTATTTAAAGAACGTTGTGCTGATGGTGGAGCTAATCCAGAAGTAAAAGAATGGGCTGAACAAGTAATGAAACAGATTACAGAATTCCATAAAGATATTACAAGAGATTATGTTCTATCAATTCAGAACTAGAAATGTTCATTTCATAGGAGGCGATCATAATTAGAAATCCAGCACGTATAGATAAATTTACAGCAGAATTAAATAGAATATGGAAGAAATATTTTCCTGATTGGAGATACGGACAACTTATGATGAATTTTCTTGGATGGGTATCTTGCGACAAGAAAATTGATCCGTTTTTCATTGAGGAAAATAAGATGCTTACATATTTAAAAGAATATTGTGGAGAGGAAGTGGACGATGGAAACAGTAATTAATTTATTTAAACAGATACAATCTACGAGCAGTTTAAATGAGAAGAAAGTGATTATCAATGACAATAAAGATAATGAATTATTCAAGAAATGTTTAAAATTTCTATGTGATTCTAATATACAAACTGGTTTGTCTACCAAGAAAATTTCTAAGAAAGTTCATCCATCAAATTATATTTTGGCAGAATTTGAAGATGTTATACAATATTTGAAAACTAATAATACAGGAACAGATTATGATATTTCAATGATACAAAGTTTTATCAATGAGCAACCTAAAGAATATCGTAGTTTTTACATAGACTTAATTACAAAGAAATTCCGTCTTGGATGTGATAAGAAAGTCGTCAATAATGTTATTCCTGGCTTAATCCCATCTTGGGACGTACAGCAAGCTTATCCTATCTCTGAAAAGAACGAGCCTAAAGATGGTGAGTGGTTTGCTCTATCTCAAAAACTTAACGGATCTAATGCCGGATGGAAACACGGACAATTGATAAGTAGACAAGGTAAGCCATTTACAGGACTTGATCATATAATCAAAGACCTTAAAAGACTTCCTAATATAGATAATTTCTTTCTTAATGGAGAATTAATTCGTAAAAATTATGATAACCTTTCTGATAATGATAATTTCCAGTTAGGAACTGGCATTATCAATTCTGATGATTCTGATAAATCTTGTATTAAATTTGTAATTTATGAAATACTCCCAGTCGAAGAGTTTATATATGGTGAAAGTCAATTGATGTATCGGCAACGCAGAACTCAGTTAATTAACCCTCTTACTGTAGCCATTTCGAGACTGAATACCGACAATCTTGAAGTTGTTCCTATTATATATGAAGGAACTGATAAATCAGTTATTCCATTATTACTTGATAAAGCAGATAAAGACGGTTGGGAAGGTCTTATGCTTAATAAGGATACTAAATGGAAGAATAAGCGCAACAACGGGATTCTTAAAATCAAGTCATTTAAGCATTCTGATATTCGATGTACTGAAATTATTGAGGGCGATGGTAAATATAAAGGTACATTGGGATTAATCAAATGTGATTACAAGGGACATGATCTTGGCGTAGGATCTGGATTTACAGATAAGCAGCGAGATTATTATTGGAATAATCCTAATGAGATTATAGGAAAAATTGTGCAGATTAAATTCAAAGGCGAAACAAAGAATAAAAATGGTGGAATTTCAGTTCAGTTTCCTATTTTTGAGATTGTAAGAACCGATAAAACCGAACCGTCTTATAATTAATAGAGAGGAGCAACTATGAGCAAATTAAAAGATAAAATGTCAGGCAACATCTTACTAATCATTGGATTTATTATACTTGTAATACTTGCATATACTGTAAGTTGAATTGCAACTTGTGGCATCATCAAACTTATTACATTATGTTTTGGATGGACATTCAGGTGGTCTATTTCAACAGGCATTTGGTTAGCGTTGATTTTGGCAAGAACAGTTTTCAAACCATCGAGCAAGTAAAGGAGATGAATTTATTTTTATACGAAAGTTAAAAGAAATATTAAAGCGAGACACATTTTATTGTGTGATGTTAATGATTGTAATTATTTTACTGATTGTAAATATTATTGTTTTACATCATGTGAACAAAGCAGTAGATCAAACATATAACAAAGCATCAAAAGAAGTCGATCTTATCATTGAAGATCCAAATAATGACATTCAACCAATTCTTATTTATTCTAATCCAGTATCGGATTATGAAGTATCTAATGAGCCAAGAATTATCGAAATAGAAGATTATGGCATTTCTGAAATTAAAATTGAAGAAACAATTGAAACAGAAATCATAAATGATATTCCAACAACAATTGAAAAAGAGAATATAGAAATAACATATAACTCAGATAGTGTGCTGACAGCTTCCAAGGGAGTAAATTACTACAATGGTAATAAAGAAACATATTACAACTTAGATATGTCGGGCTGTGTATCTATTATGAGAAATATGGGGAACACTGATGAATATTGGGTGAGAGAAGATGGCTGTAAAATGCTTGGGAATTATATTATGTGTGCAGCAAATCTTGATATTCACCCACGAGGATCATTAGTGGAAACAAGTTTAGGGACAGCAATTGTCGTTGATACTGGTGGATTTGCTGACAGCAATCCAAATCAAATTGACATTGCGGTTAACTGGTAAGGAGGTATACACATATGCATAAAGTATTTTGTATTATTGGACGAACTGCATCTGGTAAATCAACAATTGTGAGTGCAGTTGCAAAAGATATGAAGTTAAAAGTCTTGAAATCTTATACAACAAGAGCAAGACGTAAGAATGAAGTTGGAAAACATTGTGATCACACATTTATTTCTGCTGACGATGTAAATAAATATATGAATGACATGGTTGCCTATACAGAAAGATCAGGCTATTGTTCTTTCGCAACAGAGTCGCAGTTAATGGATTCTGACTTATATATCATTAATCCAAGTGGTTATTCAGACTTAATTAACACGACAAGAGATATTCCGAATTTACAGTTGATTGACATTTGGATTGACTGTGATACTGACCAGTTACAGCTTCGATCGAAGAAAAGGTCTACAGCAGATAATTGGCAAGCTAATTATATAAAAGAAGAGGAAGAATTTAATAAGATTTATTCTAATATTGATCCAAAACATTCATATCATGTAGACAACAATGGAGATATATCAGAAGCAATTGGAAAAGTCGAAAGTATTATATTATATGAGCAGCATTTAGCTTAGAGGTGGTGAGAGAGAATGTTTGAGAGTTTCTGTAAGCATAAATCTTACAAAATAATCAGATGCGAAAAGAGTGAACGTAAATATATGTGTCAGTGTGTGAAATGCGGTAAACAGTTTGAACTGCCAAAAGCACCTGATGAGATGTATACAATTGGACAGGTTGTAAAACTATGGTAAGGAGGTAAATATGTTTAAAGAGTATTGGATTGAATTAGATACCATTGATGGAGCAAAGCAATTAAATGCAATTGCGCTCAGTTATGAAGAAGATATAGATATTATTAAGGGTAGGTATGTCATTGATGCAAAATCAATTCTTGGTATCTTCAGCTTGGATATTTCGAAGCCAGTGAAAATAAAGATTCATTCTGATGATTTATCCGTATTGGATAAGTTCTATCAGGATATTAAAGATTTTGTTTTGTAAAATATTATATATAAAGAAGAGGTGATTTTAGTGAGTCGAATACGTGATTTGTATATCGATTATGACTGATGGGTGCATAGTTAATACGATTAAAGCCATATGTGATATGTATAATGAAGATTTTAAATACTATAAAAAGTTTAGGCATATTGATTGGTGGGAAATTAATACGTGGAATTTTGAAGAGTGTAATTGTGCTAAACCATCGTATATTGATTCATATTTTAATCAACCAAGATTTTTCCGATATATAGAATATATGGATTATGCGAAAGAGATATTAGATGAACTGAAAGAAACTTATAAAATAAGTATTGTTTCTGCTGGTTATAGTCCAAATCTATATGGCAAATCAATTTGGATTAAGGAGAATTTACCTTATTGTGATTTTATAGGAGTTAATTTAAAACAATATAAAAATAAAGGACATATAGATATGAGTAATGGTATTTTCATTGATGATTCTTACAATAATTTAATTACATCAAATGCAATGATTAATATATGTTTTGGAGATATATATACATGGAACAAAGATTGGCAAGGTATAAAATGTAAAAATTGGCATGATGTTAATGATTTTTTAGGAGGTTTAGTTAAGTAGTGAAATATATGACAAGCCATGAGTTAGCGAATGAATTATTGAGTAGACCTGATCATATGATAACCGCAACACATGGAAACAGAGAATATAGTATTAGAGATTATCAGATGGCAGTAGATTACCGCAACTATGATGACTCAACAACTTATTGGACTCTGAATTTGTGCTCAGAGAGAATTATATAAGAAAGGAATGTATATGAGCATTGCATTAATAGGGCAAGAATGTAGTGGTAGACATACTGTGTTAAATGAATTATTGGCTATGGGATACGATACCATTAGATATTATACGACAACTCCTGATTATGGATACGATAATAACTATCATATTAGTGACAAAGAATTCTGTGAAATGATTGATAGTGAGCAGTTCCTATATTGGGAAGCTTTTGAAACAAATGATGGCATTAATTATATCGGAACTAAATATTCTGATTATGCTGGTGGGAATAAAGTTGTCATAGTAGAAGATATGGCAAAGTTACATACATTAGTTTCGTACTTCCCAGAGTTTAAGTCTATTTATTTAAAGGTAGATAAACATGAAATTAATAATCGAATAATGTCTATATATACTACAAAAGATGCCATTAAAAAGGTGAAAAAGCGTAACAAGAAGTTAAAGGCGAGAAACCAAGGGATGGAAACACTTGCTGATTGTATAGTTGATAATTATGGCAGATTACCTTATCAAACAGCAGTGATATGCAAGTGGTTTGATCAAGAGTAGGTGGAAAAGTTGCTTTCTTGTGAAATTGAGAAAGGAGATAAAATGAACGTTGGTAAAGCGGAATATGAAGTAAAAACAGCAATGACAAACGATTTATTAAAAGCAGAAGAGTATATCAATTCACTTGGTATTGAAACAAGGAAACCAGACAATGATGACGAATTTAGAAGTATGTACGATGTGTTGAGTGACATTGTGATAGTATGGAACAATAATCCAACTATCGGCAAAGATGTAGAAGAGTTCTTAGCTGGTAATCCTGAGACTTCTGATGAATTAGATGAATTTCTAAGCCATTATAATTTGGATGGAATTATGAGAAACAGATAGGAGGATATATATTGACAAAAGTAATTAAAAGAGATTGTACAGAAGTTAATTTTGATAAATCAAAAATCTCAGTAGCAATTCTTAAAGCAATGAAAAATGGTTCAGGTATTGTAAAACAAAAGATTGCAGAAGATATTGCAGACGAGATTGAAAATGAATGCAAGGATAAAGACGAAGTAAGCATCTCTGATATTGAATCAATGGTTTATGATAAATTGATTACTAAAAAGCAGAGACTTACTGCAAAAGCATACGAGGGATATAGAAGTATTCGTGAGTTTCAGAGAGAAAATGAGAATACAACAGATTCCGAGATTGATGAACTGTTAGATGGTGAAAGCGAATATTGGAATACTGAAAATTCCAATAAGAACTCAAAAATATTAAATACTCAGCGTGATTATATGGCAGGAATTGTTAGCAAAGATATTTCTCGTAGATTTTTACTTCCACCAGAAGTTGTACAAGCACACGATGAAGGAATTATTCATTTTCATGATATTGACTATTTTGGTATGAAGGCGATGAGTAACTGCTCACTTATTAATCTCGAAGATATGTTACAGAATGGTACTTGTATTAACAAGGTAATGATTGAAAAACCACATAGATTTATTACTGCTTGTACAATCGCCACTCAGATTATTCTTGGTGTTACGTCACTTCAGTATGGAGGGGCTACAATTACTCTTACACATTTAGCACCATTTGTAAGAGATAGTTACAACAGATACTATGAGAAATATAAGTCATGGGGTTTTTCTGATGAATATTGTAAGAAGTATGCAGAAATTGATACCAAAAAAGAAGTAGCAGATGGCGTTCAGACATTTAACTATCAGTGCAATTCTATGTCTAATTCAAATGGGCAGTCTCCTTTTTTGAGTGTATTCATGTATCTTGGAGAGACTACAGAGTATAAGAAAGAACTTGCAATGATTATTGAGGAATTCCTTAATCAGAGATTGCTTGGTCTTAAAAATGAAGTAGGTGTTTATGTCACACAGGCATTTCCAAAACTTCTTTATGTCTTAGAAGAAGATAATATCCATGAAAATTCCCCTTATTGGTATTTAACAAAACTTGCGGCTAAGTGTACTGCAAAGAGAATGAACCCTGATTATATTTCAGAGAAAATTATGAAGAAATATAAAGAAGGTAACTGTTTCCCATGCATGGGCTGCCGTAGTTTCCTTTCACCTTATAAAGACGAAAATGGTAATTACAAATTTTATGGAAGATTAAACCAAGGCGTTGTTACCTTAAACCTTGTAGATGTAGCATTATCATCTGAAGGAGATTATGAAAAGTTTTGGAATTTAATGGAACAGAGAACAGAATTATGTCATAAAGCATTACTTTGCAGACATAAACGATTAGAAGGAATATTATCTGATGTCGCACCTTTATTGTGGCAGTATGGAGCATTTGCGAGACTTAAAAAGGGTGAGAAGATTGATAAATTACTTCATAATGGATATGCAAGTATTTCTCTTGGATATGCAGGGTTATATGAATGTGTAAAATATATGACTGGTAAATCACATATTGATTCACAGGAAGGTCATGATTTTGGTATTAAAGTAATGCAGTTTATGAATGATAAGTGTGACCAGTGGAATAAAGAGCATTATATTGGATTTTCAATTTACGGATCTCCAATCGAAAACACAACGTATAAATTTGCGAAGTGTCTACAGAAACGCTTTGGAATTATTAAAGGCATTACAGATAGAAACTATATCACAAACAGTTATCATACATTTGTAAAAGAACCAATTAATGCATTTGATAAACTTGCTAAAGAATCAGAATTTCAGGCGTTATCACTTGGAGGTGCGATATCTTATGTTGAGACAGATGGATTGGTAAATAATGTAAATGCTATTTTGGAAATGAATAAATTCATCTATGACCATATCATGTATGCAGAAGAAAATACAAAGTCTGATTACTGTCAGATTTGTGGTTATGACGGTGAAATTAAAATTATTGATGAAGGTGGCGAACTTATTTGGGAATGCCCAAATTGCCACAATAGAGATAAAGACAAGATGAATGTAGCCAGAAGAACCTGTGGATATATTGGAACTAATTACTGGGGAAAAGGACGTACTCAGGAAATTAAGGAGAGATATGTCCATATGACAGATATTGCGGAGGATTTATAATGAGATACGCACAGATTAGGTCTATGGATATTTCTAATGGGGAGGGAGTTGGAGTCTCCCTCTTCGTTCAAGGCTGTCCATTTCACTGTAAAAACTGCTTCAATTCTGAAACATGGGATTTTAATGGTGGAAAAGAGTGGACAGAAAAAACAAAAAATAAATTTATGGAACTCATTGATAGACCGTATATCAAGCGTGTCTCGTTTCTTGGTGGAGAATGTTTAGCGGATCAGAATTTAGATGTGGTTTTAGATTTAATTAAGGAAATCCGTATTTCTTTTCCTGAGAAAACTATCTGGTTGTATACAGGATTTACATGGGAGAATATTATGTATAGAAGAATTCCACATCCACCAAAATATACACAAGCAGATTTTTTACAGTGGAATAAAAGAAAAGAAATTATTTCCTTATGTAATGTGGTAGTTGATGGCGAATATATAGATGAGCAACGTAACTTATCTAAGAAATGGGCTGGGAGTGATAATCAGCGAGTAATTTCAGTTCAAGAATCTCTTGCTCAGAACAAAGTAGTTTTATATTGCGATTAGATGAAAAGGAGGTATGACATTATGGCAGTAGCAATTATAACATTTTTTCTTGGTTGCATTCTCGGTATAACCGTTGCATCGTTATGTAGTGCAGCCAAAACAGGTGATGATCTTATATCATCATGCACAGAAGAAGGTGAAGAACAATATCATATCTAATAGAAAAGTTTAAAGGCATTTATCGGATTAAAGCACCAATAGATATAAATACAAATGATTTCCCACGCAAAATTAATGGTCAATATGAAGATATAGATTTATACATCGACTGTCAATTTGGCAATAAAGTATTCTACCAAGGTAATAGCACTTTGTTGGCATATATTCCATCGATCGGACGTGGCAGAAATATTATTCAAAAGATTCAAGAAACAAATCCATCAATTATATATAATATAGAAGAAACAGATGAAGAAATTCTATTTGAATTCAAATATGTCAATTCTGACAAAATTATTCCATTATTAAAACCTAGAACCAATGGTGCAAATATATCACCATTCTCAAGCAAGAATTTACCACGAAATAATGAATATAGAATACCAGATGAAGCCTTGGATGAATACAAGGAAATAATCCAAAATATACCCCAAAACAAGCTTCTCAGTATTAATGTTATACAGAATTCTTTTATTAAGTCGTTGGCATCAAAGAAACATCCATTACCCGAAATAAAAGCTGATATGAGATTAAAAGGATTGCGTGGTAAGGAATATATACATTCTATTGGCAAGTGGGATAAGTATATTAAATATTTAAAGGAGAACTTATATGGAAACAATTAAGATAAAGTATTTTGATGATGAAATAGATAAAATTGAAAAGATTAGCAAAGGAGATTTAATTGATCTTCGTGCTGCCGAAACAGTAAAAATGAAAAAGGGTGAATTCCGACTAATTTCTCTTGGCGTAGGTATGAAGTTACCTAAAGGTTACAAAGCAAATGTGTACCCAAGAAGTAGTACATATAAGAATTTTGGTATTATTCTAGCAAATAGTGTTGGTCAAATAGATAACTCATATAGTGGAGACAATGACGAATGGAGATTTCCAGCGATTGCACTTAGAGACACAGTAATTCGTAAGAACGATCGAATTTGTCAGTTTGAGATCCAGAAGATTCAGCCTGAGATCGAATTCGTAGAAGTTGATCACTTAGATGATGAATCAAGAGGTGGAATTGGGTCTACTGGAACAAATTAAAGAGGTGAGCATATATAGAACAAACAGTGGAAATTAAGGATAAGATTAATCTTACCATTAAAGAAGCATCGATATACTCTAATATTGGAGAAACTACAATTAGAAAACTACTATCTACAACGGCATGTCCTTTCTTATTAAAAGTGGGTAATAAACAGTTAGTTAAAAGAAATGAATTCGAGAAATATTTAAATAGTAAGCATTTTATATGAGATTGATATAACAATAAGAATCTTTGTGTGGTATAATACATACACGCAGAGATTCTTTGCCTTATATAAAGGAGGAATTACGATTGGGCAAAGATCTAAAAGGAAAAGAATTAGGGCAAGGTATCGTCCAAAAAAAGAATGGTAGATATGAAGCAAGATATGTTGATCGTTTTGGCAAAAGAATATCGATTTCAGGCAAAGATTTAAAAGATGTCAAAAAGCGATACAATGAAGCATTGTATGAAAATGATAAACAAATCAACATCAGAGAGAATATCACACTCGATGAGTGGTATAAAGAATGGATGGATGTTTATAAGTTTGATGTTATACGAGAAAATACAAAAAAATATTACAACACAGTATACAAAAAGCATATATCACCTTATCTTGGTATGTTCCATTTAACAGATATTACTCAATATCAAATCAAAAAGAGACTCAAAGAATTAAAAGAAAACGGGTATAAATTTGAAACCTGTAATAAGGTGAAAATTTTATTGGTTGATATTTTTAATAAAGCTCTTATAAACGAATATGTGCGAAGAAATCCAGCGAAAGGAATCACTTTAAAAAGAGACGAGAAAAAAGATATTAGAGTATTAACCAGAGAAGAACAGGTAACTTTCTTTGATTGTTGTAAAGGCACATTTTACGACAATCTATTTGTGACTGCGGTATCAACAGGAATGAGAATTGGAGAACTTGCAGCATTAAAATGGGAAGATATTGATTGGAATAACATGGTTATTAATGTCAGAAAAACGCTTGTATACCAACAATACGAAGGTGATGCCAAAAAGGATTTTCATTTTGAAAACCCTAAAACAAATAAAAGCACAAGAAAGATACCAATTAATAGGCAATGTGAATTAGCCCTAAAGAAGCAGTTCATGCAAAAAAGAGCTGTAGCATCCAAACAGCCAATTACTAAAAATGTTAGGGAAGATTGTGCAGATTTGTTATTCACAACAAGATTTAATACACCTTTAAATTCTCAAATTGTATGTGATGCAATCAACAAAATTATTGAAGAGATTAATCTAACAAAAGACTATTTAGATGAAATGGAATCATTTTCTGCACACTGTTTTCGCCACACATTTGCCACACGTTGCTTTGAAGCTGGTATTGCACCAAAGACAGTACAAAAATATCTGGGACATGCTACATTACAAATGACAATGGATCTCTATACATCTGTTATGCCACAGCATATGGAATCGGAGATGAATAAATTTGCGGATGTACTTGACACCATATCACAATCGGGTGATAATCTTGTCGAAGAACAATACAAAAACACAGTCCATAATGCTAAAATAACTGTTTTTCGTGGAGACTCAATGGTAGTATAGCTGGTGTTAGTGGAGACAAATGTTCACAGAATGGCTTAAAATAAGCATTTCTAAAGTGCCGATTTTAACAACAAGAATATCTTATTACGTATACCAGATAACCCCGTATTTATGGACAGAAAAGGCGGATAAAAAGAAAAATGAAACAGCAGAATAAACGATTAATACTTCTATGTATAGCAGCTTTGTTGATATTGTTTATGGGAGCCGGGAAAAATACCGGAAATGTGCAGGCTGCGGAATCAGTAAAGAAACAGGAATTATCACAGGACGAGAACACACATACATTTTCAAATGCCAGTGACGGTTCCTTCCAATATGATTATGCAGTAAAGTCAGATTACTATAAAGGTATGGGTGTAGATGAGAGCACCGGACTGAAATATGCACTTGTAAGCTATGATGAGAAGCTGTGGGCGGTTGTAGTAACTAAGAAAAGTGAGTTTAATGGTTCCTATGATACCAGCTCTTATACAGGCAAGATGTCATTGAAATTTAAGCCGGCAACGACAAAGACCGTGCTTCGGTTTTCAAAAAATAAAACCGGAAACACAGCTCTTGAAAAATGCTTTTACTATAGTGACGATTATTCCATTCTAACAACCGGTTTTTCAAAGGATATATATTACATTGACGGAACACCGGTAAAAGGAATCAAGAAGGTAGCAGGAACGTATTATTTCTTCCGGAAAGGAAAGCGGGTGGATGAAACCGGCTGGTATCCATATGGAAGATCACAGGTATATGTAAAGGATGGAAAGGCAATATTCCGTTTTTCAGGAGATGCCTGTTATTCATTTACAAATGGCAAGAAACAGCGTGTAACGGATCGTTACATCAGCGTTAAAGGCACAGTGTACTGGTTTGATGCAGCGGGTGCACTGGCACAGGGAATGAAACAGGCCGGCGGAGAATATTATTATCTGCGGGATGGTGTAAGCCGTCGGAACTATTATAAAAAGGTTGATCGTTATGGCTATTATTTTGGCGAAGATGGCAAAGCAGTAAGAGATACATGGGTAAATGTAAAAAATGCCATGATGTATTTTAATGCAAATGCACGTAATACAAAGACCTATTATCTGGATGGATATAAGGACAGCGAGCGGATCGGAATGTATAAGATCTACAGTAAAAACAAATGGAATTTTGTAACAGATGGCATTTATAAGATCGATGGCTCATTTGTATATTTTAAAAATGGAAGACATTATACATCAACCAGATGGTACAGCTCAAATGATACGACCATGTATTATATCCGAAAGGGAGAAGTGCTCTATAAACGAAAACAGTCCGGAAACGGATATGTGCTGTATCAGGCAAATGGAGTCAGATGGAAGAAAGTTTCCAGTATGTGGGCGCCATATAATAAAGGAAAAACCTTTTACTATGATAAAAATGGAACAAGTCTGTACCGGTATTTTAATGCCAGCTATTCAAAGAGCAAATACAGGAACACAGTATGGATCTATGATGCAGGAAGTTCCGGATGGCAGCAGGTAACAGATAAATTATTAAATATTCATTCGGATTATTATTATATACCGGAAGATGGCGTGATAAAGGCAGAAGAGGGCTGGCAGACCATTGACAAAAAAACTGCAGTCTATACGGATGCTTCCGGAAAAGTATCAAAATACATATATTATGACAAGACCGGAAAATATTCCATATACAGAGAAGGACAGAAGCTGGATCAGATTGTTCCGGGGATTGTTACTGTCCAGATCAATGGCAAGACGGTATATTACCTGATGAATGAACAGGGACAGAGTGTATCTGGAAGTCAGTCCGTGGATGGATATCTATATGACTTTGATAAATATGGACGTGCATATAGCAGACGACTGGAAGGTTCTGTTTACTGGGATACGGATGCATGGATGAAGCGCGTGATTCTGGCATATCTGGGTAAGACAAATATATATTGCAATGTATTTGTCGATCAGGCATTTGCACTTGCTGGTGGAGATGATCCATCGCAGAAACTTGCGGTTCAGTATACAAGTCCGGAAAAAGGCGGTATCCTGTTAGATCGGATGTATACCGGAACGGAATGGGGCGGTGCCGGAACTGTGACCGGAAAAGTTGTTCTGTCAGATGGGAAAAGCTGGATGAAACAGGATTCGATTCAGTTGAATTCAGATATTGTAGATTTCTCATATGATGCATTAACTCCGGGAGACGTGATCGTATATTATAAAAACGGAGAGACAGAGGCAAGCCATGTTTCCCTGTTTCTTGGTAAGTTTAAAAATGCGGCAGCGGTTAAGAAATATCTGATCCGGATGGGTGTTTCCAAACAGTTGGCGGAAGCCTGTGTCAAGGACTGGGGCGCTTATTATGATAATGATGGAACTTACTGGTGTATTCACGGTGGAATGGGAAGCAGTAGTCAGGTCTATATCAGTAACAGTACTTATTGTATTCCGGCATCCGGCAATACATATACATATGGAAGAAAGATCATAAATGTGATCGGCTGATAATACAAAAGCATTAGAATGCGGATATTGCATGGTTGTATGTAACTTACAACAGCAAATTGTCCGTATCTAATGCTTTTTTAGATGTTTATTCCTCAGAAGATAATTCTTCCCACTGTTCATACATCGTGTTCAATTCTTCTTCTACAGAATTTCGTTCTTTTGTCAGATCATTTAACAGTGCAACATTTGTTGCATTTTCAGGAACCAGAAATTCTTCATCAATTTCAGCCAGACGGTTTTCAAGCTGTTCGATCTTGTCTTCCAGCTTTTTCAGATCATTTGCTTTTTTCCGAAGTCTTGCCTGTTCGGCTTTGCTTTCCTTCCAAGAGAGCTTTGCCTGGGATTCTGTCTGTTTTTCCTGAGAGACAGTATCAGATACTGGTGCAAATGCCTGCTTTCCGGTGGAAGCCGGCTGGGCTCTGTGGCTTTCGTAGTAATCATAGTTTCCAATATAATTGGTTAACTGCTTATCCTTTAATTCGATGATCCTTGTTGCTGTCTGATTGATAAAATATCGATCATGGGATACATAAAGGACTGTTCCGGTATAGTTCCGTATCGCTTCTTCAAGGATCTCCTTGGATGTGATATCCAGATGGTTGGTCGGCTCATCGAGAATCAGGAAGTTTGCAGATGAGAGCATCATTTTGGCAAGGGATACACGCCCTTTTTCGCCACCGCTCAAGTCTGCGATCCGTTTGAACACATCCTCTCCGGTAAACAGAAAGGCGGCAAGAACGTTTCGGATCCTAGTATTGGTCAGGTCAGGATAGGCGTTGCTGATCTCGTCAAATACCGTATTGTTCATATTTAGGACCTGATGCTCCTGATCGTAGTAACCGATCTTGACACGGGAGCCTAAGATGACAGTTCCGGCATCCTTTGGAACAAGCTTGTTGATGATCTTTAAGATCGTAGTCTTACCGGTTCCGTTTCCGCCGATCAGGGCCACATGCTCACCACGTTTGATCTCCATATTCAGATCGGAAAACAGATTATACTGTTCAAAGGCTTTGGACAGCCCTTCGATCGTAAGTACATCTTCACCGCTGATAACGGATGGTTCCAGCGTCAGCCGCATTTCACTGTTTAATTCGGTTGGCTTGTCCAGACGTTCCACACGGTCTAACATTTTTTCACGGCTTTCTGCCCGTTTGATTGATTTTTCACGATTGAACTGCTTTAATTTTGTGATAACTTCTTCCTGATGCTTGATATCTGCCTGCTGGTTTAAGTAGGCTTTCATCTTATTTGTCCGGATCTCGGCGCGCTTTTGAGAGAAGTAGGTGTAGTTTCCGTTATATACGGTGCTGTGTCCACGATCAAGTTCTACGACCTTTGTTACGATCTTATCCAGAAAGTAACGGTCATGGGAGACAAGAATCACACTTCCCTGATAGCCGGTTAGAAAGGTTTCAAGCCAACTGATCGAATCCATATCCAGATGGTTGGTTGGCTCATCCAAGATGATGATATCCGGTTTTGTAAGAAGAAGTCTGCCGAGTGAAAGACGGGTTTTTTGTCCGCCCGATAAGGTATCGGTATGACGGTCGAAATCTTCTTTGGAGAAGCCGAGACCTTTTAATACTCCGGTGATCTCACTTTCGTAGGCATATCCGTTTTTATATTCAAATTCATGTGTATAGCGGTTATAGGTTGAGAGGGCGGATTTCAGTTCGTCGCCGGTCAGTGTTGTCATATCCTGTTCCAGTTTGCGGATCTTATCCTGAAGCTCGATCACAGGCTTCATGGCATCCTCCATCACGCCGTATACCGTATCGTCATAGAAAATATCCTGATGCTGGGAGAGGTAACCGATCGTACGGTCTTTTGATAAAACAATCTGTCCGGAATCTGCTTCTTCTTCCTGCATAATGATCTTTAATAATGTTGTTTTGCCTGCACCATTGATACCAACGATCGCCATTTTTTCCTTATCTTCAAGATGAAAGGATACATTGTCGAGAATTACGTTGGTTCCGAATGCTTTACTTATATTTTGACAATCGAGAATCAT